CGAGCAGAGTGAGTGGCCTTTGGACATAGAAGTCCAGAGTATTGACCAAGTGCCCTTTATGGAAGATGGCACTTTAGGTTCTGCTTCTCCACTTTACTTGGTGAGTGATGGGCCCAGTGCCCCTTTGAGATCCAAGTTGGTGAAGACTGGCTTTGGTGAGGAAAAGTTCTTTGACTTTGAAATTTCTACAATGAACGAGGGGAGAGAACCACCAGAGTTGGTGCCAATGAAGTTGGGACCTTACACTGCCGAGGATGGCACCCGAGCGTTTCCGATGTTAGAGGCTGTTAAGCCTTTTGTCGGTGACGTGTTCATACCACCTTTGAAGTCTTTTGAGAAGGGGTTGAGCGTTGGTTTAAAACCATTGTCTCATGCGACTCGTAATTACGAGGCAAGGAGGTTGTCTTTTGAGGAGGCAGTTGTAGGTGTGACAGTCATGGGCTTGAAATCTATAACTCGTGCCACTTCAGTAGGCTTTCCTCTTTGTATGAAAGCGTCAGACAAGAGGTACTTTTTTGGCGACGCAGACGACTTTGATTTAAGTAGTCCAGTTGCCATTGAATTGGCCGATCAGGTTGAGCGCCTTGAAGGGCTGCTTAAGTCAGGGGTCAGGCCGCAATTCGTGTGTAGGGACTTTTTGAAAGATGAGACACGGAAGAAGGGAAAGGTGGCACGGTTGATAGCCGGGACCGATATAAGGTATTACATACTTTGTAGGATGTACTTTGGTGCTTTTGTGGGCGCTATTTGTAGGTCCCACGCCGAGACCGGCTTATGCTTGGGGATGAACCCTTATTCTGAATGGGGAACGTTGAGGTCCTTACTTCTTGCACCAGATCCTTCCGGAGATAACGTGTGGGATGGAGATTTTGGTGGTTTTGACAGCTCTCAGATGCCTCGCCTGTTGTGGGATTGTTTGGATTATATAAATAATTGGTATTCCATGAGAGGCGATTCAGCTGGAAACAAGATTCGAGAGATTTTGTTCTTGGATCTAGTTTCCAGTCGACATTTGATGAGTTTGATTGGAAAAGCTACCACGGTTGTGGAGTGGTCAAAGTCACTACCTTCTGGTCATTTTTTAACTTCCACTATTAATTCCATGTTGTCCATGGGCTTGGTAGCGGCTAGTTATGTTGGCCTGACGGGTAGATTAGATTTTTGGTCCACTTCTGCCGCAGTGGTGTTAGGAGATGATAATGTCGTCTCCACTTCTCCAGAGTTTGTGCATGCCTTTAATCAGGTAACGGTGTCCAAGTACTTGCACGATACTTTTGATATGGTTTACACTGCGGGTCGAAAGGGGGAGGAACTTCGCCCTGTCATTGGCATTGCTGACGTTGTATTTTTGCAGCGCAGGTTTGCGGAGAAAAATGGCAGGGTAGTATGCCCGATCAGGCCTGAATCGTTTTTGCATAGTTTGTATTATGTTAAAACGTGTGATCATGCCAAGAGTCGTGAAGTTTTGCACGCCGGTATAGAGTTGGCCTTTGAGGAACTCAGTATGCACAAGGAGGAATATTGGGGTCTCGTCGCTCCCAAGCTAGCTGAGGCT